ACAATCCAAAAGAAATAAATGAAAAGCTTTTGGAACTAGCCGATGAGCTTGGAATTAAGGCGGTAGCAACAGGAGACGCACATTTTGCTAAAGGCGAAGATAGAATATTAGAAGAAGCCATGTTGATCTTATCAACAAGCCCTAAGTCAGACAAAGAAGCAGATTTTGACATGTCTAGAAATATGAAGAATATGCTAGATAGATTTAATTATTTGTATCCTGATAGAAGAATTTCATTTCAGGACTTTAATCTATTTATTCAGACTAGAGATGAAATTCAGGCAGATTTTAAAGAGGCTGGGATAAATAGAACAGATATATTTGATAATACAAATGAGATAGCCGATAAAATTGAGGAATACGACTTTTACCAAGGTTTAGACCTTCTCCCAGTACCTAAGACCAATGCAGACGAAAAACTGTCCCAGATGGCCTTTGAAGGCCTAGAAAGGCTACACCTGACATCGTCATGGCTAGGAAATGACCAATACGAGCAAAGATTAGTTGAAGAATTAGAAATAATTAAAGATAAGAGCTTTGCCTCCTATTTCTTGGTTGTAGCAGATATGATTAACTGGGCTAAGACAAATAATATTATGGTTGGTCCTGGCCGTGGTTCTGCTGCAGGCTCGTTAGTCTGCTATGCCCTAGGAATTACAGATGTAGATCCAATTGAATATAATCTATTGTTTTTCCGTTTTATTAATCCAGAGCGTAATGACTTTCCAGATATTGATACAGACTTTGAAGACCGTCGTCGTAAAGAAGTTAAAGATTATCTAAAGAAGAAGTTTAAGCACGTAGCATCTATTTCTACATTTACTTATTTTAAGGATAAGGGTGTGGTTCGTGATGCTGCTCGTGTATTTATGGTCCCGCTTGGAGAAGTTAATAAAGCATTAAAGTCTGTAGACACATTTGAAGACTTTATTGAGTCTCCAAATACAAGAGAATTTAGAGCTAAGTATCCAGAAGTCACATGGCTAGCAGAAAGACTTCGTGGAAAAATTAGATCTGTTGGAGTGCATGCTGCTGGTGTTGTTGTGGCAAAAGACGATATTAGAAAGTACGCTCCTATTGAATCTCGTGAAGATGCACAAGATAAAGTTTCTGGAAGAATTCCAGTTGTTGCCTACGACATGGATACAGTGGCAGACATAGGTCTTATCAAGCTTGACGCCTTGGGCTTAAAGACCTTGTCTGTTTTGTCAGATACAATTGCATCTATTAAAGATAGATCAGGAAAGCAAATTAATTTTTCCGATATACCTCTAGACGATCCAAAAGTTTATCAGATGTTAAGCGAAGGGTATACAAAGGGAGTATTCCAGGCAGAAGCTACCCCATATACAAACCTACTTATGAAGATGGGTGTTAGCACATTTGAAGACCTTGCTGCATCCAATGCTTTAGTTAGACCAGGAGCCATGAATACAGTAGGAGCTTCCTATATTAATAGAAAGCACGGCAATGAGGCAGTCAAATATGTTCATTCTATTATGCAGCCTTTTACCGAAAACACATATGGTGTTATTATATATCAAGAGCAAGTTATGCAGGCTTGTGTACACTTAGGCGGAATGACATGGTCTGAAGCAGATAAAGTAAGAAAAATTATTGGAAAGAAAAAGGATGCAAAAGAATTCGATCAATTCAAAGATCAGTTTATTCAGGGCGCTGAGAAGCATATCAGTAAAAAAGAAGCCCAGCATCTCTGGCATGATTTTGAAGCCCACGCTGGTTATTCTTTTAATCGTTCTCATGCTGTTGCTTATTCTATGCTCTCTTATTATACTGCTTGGTTCAAGTATTATTACCCTCTTGAGTTTATGTTTTCGCTTCTTAAAAACGAAAACAATAAGGATACTAGGACTGAGTATTTAATTGAGGCAAAACGTCTAGGTCTTAAAATAAGACTTCCTCATATTAATGAGTCTGATCTTTATTTCTCTCTAAAAGATAATGCAATCATATTTGGGCTAGCAGAAGTTAAATTTATTTCAGATAGCATTGCAAATAAGATAATTGAAAAAAGACCATTTACTAGTTATCAGGATTTTATTGATAAGGCTTCTAAAAAGGGTAGCGGTATTAACAGTCGTGCAGTTGCAGCATTAAATGCAATTGGCGGTGCGGCATTTGAGGATAACCCAAGAAGCGGTAGCGAAAAGGATAACTACTACGAGTATCTAGGTATACCTACATTTAATTTAGACCTACCGCCAAGAATTAAAGCACAGGCTAGACCAATTGAAGAGTTTGACGAGCTTGGATCATTTGTTATGTTTGGTATGGTTAAAAATATTAAGCGTGGAAATGGTTGGGCTAGAGTTGAGTTGGTAGATGAAACTGGATCAATTGGTTTGTTTCATCATGAGCAAACTCCAATTGAAACTAATCAAATGTATTTTATATTGGTTGGAGATAATCGAATATCTAAATATATTAAGGTCAGCGATATTACCCCAGACTCAAAAGATATCTTTGTAGACTACCTATATCGCAAAGAGTATGACCTTGCCGAAAACCAGTACCTTGTGGTAAACTTTACACCTTACAAGACAAAAGCTGGCAAAATGATGGCACATATCGTTATGACAGATAGAGATAAAAATCTTACAAGAGCAATTGCATTCCCAACGATGTACAAGATATCCTTGGCTAAAATGCGAGAAGGCATGAAGTGCCAAGTTATTCTATCTAAGCTGGACGATGGAACGCTTAATATTAAGGAGATAAAGTGAGCGAAGAATTAATTGCTTCTATGAGCTTAAATAAAGTTCTTATAGCAATACTAGAAGAGCATGGGACTATTTCTGTACCAACATTAAGGTTTATTGATGCTGGAAACACAGAAAAAGAACTTGTGGTTGATTATGATGACGAAGGCCCATCATTTAAATTTAGTTTAAGAGATAAAAATGAAAGCAGCTGATTTAATTACAGAATACGGACTAGATGCATTGGCGGCAATGCTTCATGAAACAGCAAAAGAAAAGGGGTTCTGGGATGGAGAATATTCTCATGACAAGGTTGGAAACAAACTCGCACTTGTACATTCAGAAGTTACTGAAGTACTAGAAGCAATTAGAAAGTCAAAGGGCAGCGAAAATATAGTAGAGGAAATGGCAGATGTCATTATCAGACTGCTAGATGTATATGCAGCCATGAGAAACGAAGATCAAATTCTTCATAGCCTTGACGAAGTTCTAGAGGCAAAAATTAATAAAAATAAGGATCGTCCTAGACTTCACGGCAACCTATTTTAAATGATATAATGGTAGAAAGAGAAAAGATAAATAAATGACAATTGTACTAGATAGTATACTAGCAAAGTTAGACCCAAAAACAAGAGCAAGAGTTCAATCTGCAGAAGAAGTTCAAGTTCATAAACAGGCCACTCCAAGCATTGGATTAAATATGGCACTTCGTGGTGGACTTCCATATGGCAGACAAGTTCTTGTATGGGGTAATAAATCAGCTGGAAAATCTTCTTTCTGCCTACAAATGATTGCTATGGCTCAAAAAGAAGGAAAGACTTGTGCTTGGATTGACGCAGAAGCATCATATGATCCAGCATGGGCAGAACAATTAGGAGTAGATTCATCTAAGTTAATTTACTCTCCAGCAAAAACAGTTAATGACATGGTAGATGTGGCTACTAAATTAATGGAAGCAGATGTTGATCTAATTGTGGTAGATTCAATCTCAGCATTGCTACCAGCCATCTACTTTGAAAAAGATGGCAATGAATTAAAAGATTTGCAAGACACTAAGCAAATCGGCGCTGAAGCAAAGGATATGACTCACGCAGTCAAGATGTTAAATTATGCAAACAAAAACACATTACTTGTTCTCATCTCACAACAACGAAATCAGTTTGGATCTATGCATGCTTCACACATCCCCACAGGTGGCATGGCAGTCAAGTTCTTTAGCACCACTGTCGTTAAGCTCTGGTCGTCTGAAGCTGAGGCTAATGCTATTAAAGCTGGTATTAAAGTTGGCGACAAAATTATCGAACAAAGAGTCGGAAGGCCAGTTAACTGGATTGTTGATTACAGCAAAGTCTCACCCCCAAATTTATCGGGACAGTACGACTTTTACTACCAAGGGGAAGCTCTTGGTGTAGATAGAGTTGGAGAAACATTAGATGTTGCAGAAATGTGCGGAGTCGTGGAAAAAGGTGGCGCTTGGTACACCGTGGACGGGGAAAGATTTCAAGGAAGAGCAAAAGCAGTGCAATACCTTCGTGAGAATCCAAAAGTAGTAGATAAGCTTATAGAGGAAATTAATGCCAAATCTTAATGAGTTTATTGGTCCTAAACCAGAAAAGGTATATAAAAGCGAACTAGAAAAAATAGGCGGAGCAAAGCCGTGTGCAAAATGCGAAGCTGATTCTACGGAAACTTTTTGGGATCCAGTTAAACTGATTATGTCCTGGACTTGTACCAATGGTCATTCAAATACATTTAAGGTTAGCTAATGTCTGAAAGATCTGAAGTAAAGCGTGATGGGGCAAAAGCACAAAAGAATAGCGGTAGAGGAGATTATCAAAAGGGTGATGCCAAATGGAATCAATTCCTTGTAGATTATAAAGAAGCATCATCTTCTTTTACATTAAATAAACCAGTATGGTCTAAGATTTGTACGGATACATTTAGGGTAAGTAGAGAAATGCATCCCGCATTAAAGATTATTATTGGAACAGATTCCAAGGTACGACTTGGAATTATTGAATGGGCTGTATTAGAAGAATTAATTCAGTTCTGGGAGGATAACGGTGGCAAATAAATCTTCTGGTTCTTACTATAAAAATCATGCATTTAATCCAATGCAGATTAAAAATGGAAGAATAGTCAGGCTTAGAAAAGATGGTACCGTAAAGGCAGATCTAGGCCCTTACGTATCAAAAAATAAGAAGGTAAAGAAATGAAATATCTTATGGTCGGAGTTTTAATAGGCTTTACAATAGGCTACCCACTTGGGTTATGGGCTAGTTGGTACACATATAAGGAAGTAAAGAAGAGTGTCTACGGAGAAGAATAGTTTAGAATTAATCAGTGACATAACAGAATTTAATGATCTTCATGAGTTTATGCAGGATGAACAGTTAGACAAAGCTATGGCTATTGTTGTAAAGCTGTTAATGAATCCAGATGTGCCATCTGCAAAGGCTCCACATTTAATTATTGAACTTCAGGCTATGTCTACAAAATTTGCTATGCTTGCTTCTGTTTATTCAACCATTGCAAAAGATAAGGCTGGAACAGTAAACAATAATAAAAAGAATGTATATTACTCAGCAAAGGAGTCCATAGACAAACTTGTAGATGCACTTAAGTATGTCGTTAGGTATAACTAATAAATGGCTAGAGATATAGTTAAAAATCTAAAATTTAAAAAGTATGAGGGTAAATTTGATATAAAAGAATTTGCTAAACTACTTGATGACTCCTACCTTGCAACAAAACGTGCTGATGGAGATATGCAAAAGTATTCTTTCAGCCCAAGCAGTTTTGGATATGGACAAGGAAATTGTCCTAGGTATTGGTACATGGCATTTAGCGGGGCATATTTTATAGACAATAATGATGCACAGGCTGTTGCAAATATGGCTCATGGAACACAGGCTCATGAAAGAATTCAAACACTTATTAAAAAAATGGGTGCTCCAGTATCAGATGTTCAGACTGAAATAGAAATTAAAAATGAGTATCCACCTATTCGTGGGTTTATAGATTTAGTATTTAACTGGGAAGACACCCCAGTCATTGGTGAAATTAAAACAGCCAAGCAAGAGGTTTGGGACACTAGGCAGGCAGAGATGTCTCCATCTGGAAATCATCTGCTACAGCTACTTACATACATGAAGCTTAAGGATATTAACGAAGCTTTCTTCTTATATGAAAATAAGAATACCCAGGAGCTTCTTTTGATCCCAGTTCAAATGACAGAAAAGAATAAAGAGACTATTGAAAAGTTATTCTTATGGCTATGCGAAGTATATGATAACTTTAAGTCTGGCGATATTCCAATGAGGCCATTTACCAAAACATCTTATGCTTGTAAGGGATGCCCAATTAAGAAAGAATGCTGGGCTGGAGAAACTGGAACAGTTCAAATAGAGCCTTACGAGGTAGCTAAATAATGATTTGTGCAAACAAAGAGTGTGCCAAAGAGTTTGAGGCAAAGACTCATAATCAAAAATATTGCACAGATGAATGTTGCCGTATTGCTACAAACCGTAGAATTATGGAAAAGTATTATGAGAAGAAAGCAATTAGGAATGGCGCTCTTCGTCCATGTAAAAAATGTGGATGCCAATTAAGCAGATACAATGAATCTAATCTATGCTCTTCATGCTTAAAGAAAACAAATCAGAGTCAACGAGATAGACTACTAGGATTAATAAATGAGATTAGCTGAATTAGTTAAGACAAAAGCAAATAGAGTTTTAGGCATCGATGCCTCTACAAACTCAGTAGCGTTTTGCCTAATGGAAGATGATAAGCCAATGAAGTGGGGCAAAATAGAGTTTGTTGGAGCGGACATATTTGAAAAAATACATGACGCAAAAAACAAAATGCATGCCATGCTTGATGAGCTTAAATCAGATTATATTGTTGTAGAGGGAGCGGTTCTAGTTAGATCACCAGATGCAGTAATTAAATTATCTTATGTGTATGGCGTTGTTATTGCAGAATTAATGTCTACTGGTGCCAAGGTAATAACAATATCCCCCAGCTCTTGGCAGGCATATATCGGAAATAAGAATCCAACTAAAGACGAAAAGCAGGCCATTAGAGTAAAGCACCCAGGATATGCAGACTCATGGTATAAAACCCAATTACGTAATATGCGTAAGCAAAGAACTGCCGATTATTTTAATAAGAAGTATAACCTAAATATATCTGATTTTGACGTTGCAGATTCATTCGGAATTGCACATTATGCAAATAAGGTACTGACAGAACGATGAAACTATATCAAAGCCAGCCTTGGCTATACCGCAGATATGTTGTGCAGAAAAAGAGTATATCTGAAATTGCTGCCGAATGTAATGTATCTTTGATGACAATACAAAGATATTTAGAAAAGTTTGGAATGATTAAAAAGCGATGAACTTTACCCACAAAGTTTTCCATTTAGATAAAGATCATGAAAGATTAGATCTATTTAATTCTATGAATAGTTACATGAAGCAGTACTCAGAAGAGTTAGACACCCCAACAATATCTATATCTAACAATATAGACCTAGAATGTTTTTATAAGGATAATCCGTTGGTCAAATTTGATAATGGCGGATATGAATTTAATAACGAAGTGGGCTGGCGATATGGGGAGCTAGGTATTTGGGCTAGTAACATAACAGCGTATATTAATTTTTTAAAAACAGATAAAGACTATTTAATTCTTATGGAAGACGATATAGAATACTTTCCAGGATTTTTTGAAAACCTTCTTAAATACATGTCCCAATTAGATCCAGACTGGGATTTATTTTTTTACTATGCTCCTGGCAACACAAACGCTGGAGAATTTTATCCAGAAGAAGATGATGTCTGTAAGGCATACCAAGACTGGTCATGCTTATGCTATGTCATAAATAGAAAAACTGCAGAAAAAATAATTAATGATGTTAATACAAATCCAATAAGTTTACCAATAGATTATTACTTTTTTAGACAACCAGAAAAATATAATTCTTATACCGTAAAGCCAAGTTCAAAACTGTACTGCAAGATATCTGGACTGGAGTCGACATTTCAAACAAAACAACAAAGAAAGGTTTTGCTGTAATGGGATACTCTGATCCAGAAAACAAGCCTTGGGCTATTGAAAAAATTAAAGAAATAAATCCAAAGACCGTCCTTGATTGTGGGGCGGGAGCAGGAACATACTTAGACTTAATTAAATCTAATATAGCAGGTGATGTAATTGTTTTAGGTGTCGAAGCCTGGTATCCATCAATAATTAAATATAATCTAGAAGAAAGATATGACTTTTTATACCCAATAGATGTAAGAACTATGGACGACTTTAAATTTGATCTAGTTATTCTAGGGGATATATTAGAGCATATGCCAATGGAAGATGCCGTAAATCTTTGGAGTAAAATTGAAAGAGATGCTAAATATGCTTTAATATCCATTCCAATAATTCATTATCCACAGGGGGCTGTGGACGATAATCCATATGAGGTACATGTAGAAGAAAATTGGACTACAGAAAAGGTTTTACAAAACTTCAGCAATATAGTAGAATATAAAGAGTTCCAACAAACGGGAGTTTTTATAGCAAAATTTAGAGAGGAAGATAATGCTTAAGCCAGTATATGAGGATGTAAAAAGTTTTAGTTGTCAGGATCTATATTTACGCTCAGTTGGAGCACCAGCTGGAATCAAGATATGGGATACATGCCATGAGATAGCCCACATGTTAGTTGAAAAAAATATTTCATACGGCAACTCAGCCTTGGACCCAGCAAGAATATTTTCGACGGCGGACTCAGTAGAGCAATTAAAGGTCAGAATTGATGACAAATTAAATAGGGTTAAGAATAATCAGGGATATGCTGGAGACAACGATATAGACGATTTAATCGGATATTTAGTTCTATATAAGATTGCTAAGGCAAAAATTGATAAATCCAGTTGATTTTTTAGTCGACTAGGATTATAATGAGTATCTATGGAAATTGAGCTAGCGGATCATTATGACCGCATGAATAAAGTAGTAAGCGAATTATTGAAGGGTAATAATCCTACCCAGATTGCCACCCTAACGGGTTTTAAACGTGCAGAGGTCATAGAGTATATCGACCAATGGAAAGAGGTCGTTAGAAGCGATTCTACGGCTCGTGAGAGGGCAAAGGAAGCCGTCTCTGGGGCAGACCAACATTACGCCATGCTTATTAAAGAGGCCTGGAAGACCGTAGAGGATGCAGATCAGGCTGGACAATTAAACGTTAAGGCTACCGCTCTAAAGTTAATTGCAGATATTGAAGGTAAAAGAATCGGCATGCTTCAAGAGGTTGGCCTTTTGGATAACGCTGAATTAGCAACTCAAATTGCAGAGACTGAACATAAGCAGGAGATCCTTGTAAAGATATTAAAAGAAGTTACTGCTAGTTGTCCAAAATGTAAAATGGATGTTGCTAAAAGACTATCTCAAATAACTGGAGTAGTAGAGTCAGTAGTTCTACAACAAGAAAGCTCAGATGGATCTTAATTTTAATGACCTAATTGATATATTGGACGGCGAAGAATTTGATGAGCGTCCAGTAGATTTGCGTACATTTGTTACAAGTCCAGAGTATCTTGGCCTTCCACCGCTTTCAGAATATCAATACACATTAATTGAAAAATCTTCTCAAATTTATAAAGAAGCTACTTTAATTAAATTATTTGGAGAAGAAGACGGAAGAACAAGATTTAAACAGACATGCAACGAAGTTATTGCTCAATTGGGTAAAGGCTCTGGAAAAGACTACTGTTCTACAATTTCAGTTGCATACATAGTATATTTACTACTATGCCTAAAAGATCCAGCAACATATTATGGAAAGCCACCTGGAGATACAATTGATATTCTTAATATCGCTATTAACGCTCAACAGGCTAACAACGTTTTCTTTAAAGGATTTAAAACAAGAATTGAAAGGTCTCCATGGTTCGTAGGTAAATACGAGCCAAAGGCATCGGAGATTAAGTTTGATAAAAGCGTAAACGTATATTCTGGACACTCTGAGCGTGAGGCTTGGGAAGGTTATAACGTAATAGCCGTAATTCTAGACGAAATCTCAGGCTTTGCCACTGAAAATACTACTGGTCACGATCAGGCTAAAACAGCTGATGCTATATATTCAATGTATCGTGGATCTGTTATTTCTCGTTTCCCAGACTTTGGGAAGGTTATTCTATTGTCATTCCCACGCTTTAAGAACGATCCAATTCAAAAGTTTTATGATGCAGTTGTTGCAGAAAAAGAAACAGTTGTTAGAAGTAAGTTATTGAAGATGGACGATGAGCTTCCAGACGGAACTGATGGCAATGAGATTACTGTTGAGTGGGAAGAAGACCATATTAAGTCATACTTATTTCCAAGAACATACGCTATCAAAAGACCGACATGGGATGTAAATCCAACTAAAAAGATAGACGATTTTAAAGTAGACTTTTATAGAGATATGCCAGATGCTTTGAGTAGATTTGCCTGCATGCCACCAGAAGCAATTGATGCATTCTTTAAATCAAGAGAAAAGATTGAAAAGGCTTTTAATAATACAGCCTTAGCAATTGATGATTTTGGAAGAATGGAATCTTGGTTTAAACCAGATCCAGATAAAGAGTATTTCATGCACGTAGACCTTGCACAAAAACATGACCATTGTGCTGTAGCAATGTCTCATGTAAAAAATTGGGTAAACATTAAAGTTACAGATACATATTCTCAACCAGCACCAATTGTAGAAGTAGATGCTGTTAGGTACTGGACACCAACAACAGACAAGTCTGTTGATTTTTCTGAAGTAAGAGATTATATTCTTTCTTTAAGGGCAGCTGGATTTAATATTAAGTTATGTACGTTTGACCGCTGGAACTCTCACGATATGATGCAGCAGTTAAAGCAATACGGAATTAATACTGAAACTTTATCTGTGGCTAAAAAACATTATGACGATATGGCAATGATTGTTTTAGAAGAAAGATTATCTGGCCCCCATGTTCCCTTGCTGATAGACGAACTATTGCAATTAAAAATTATGAGGGACAAAGTAGATCACCCAAGAAAAGGTTCGAAGGACTTGGCGGATGCCGTTTGTGGATCTATTTATAATTCTATAATTAGAACTAAAAGAGATAGTTCTGAAGAAGTGCAAATACATACCTATGACACATTGACATGGGATAGAGAAGAAGAAACTGCCGTTAGGGGCAATCTAATTCGTGCACCTAAAATGCCTGATCATCTTAAAGATGTACTAGAAGGAATGGAAATAGTATGAGTATATATCAAGATAAAGCTAAAGAGTGTAAATGTTGCGGTAAGCATGTCCCACTCCCAACTGTATTAAAAGAATACAACGGAGTAATGCTTTGTCCAACAACATTTTCAAATGTTATAGAGTACAAGAGGTTGTGGAAAACTATTGGGTCTAGACCAGCTGGCAGCGTTAGAAAACATTTTTCTGACTATGTTCAACAAATAGTAGAAACAACTATTGACAAAAACGATGACGGCACAATACAATAGGCTAACCGCAGGTAGCCAAGTTGGTTAAGGCCCCGAACTCATAATTCGGTTATCGTCAGTTCAAGTCTGACTCTGCGGACTTACAAGGAAAGAGGAAATGGTGGATCACAAAGAAAGTATATTAAAGCTTAGAGGCGAAGGTAAGTCCTACAGAGAAATACAATCTATCCTAGGATGTTCAAAGGGAACAATAGCGTACCACCTTGGAGATGGTCAAAAACAAAAATCTTTAACTAGAGGAAATCTAACAAAAGCCAAACTAAGAAGAGAAGTTTGGAAGATAAAAGAAGAATCTGGGTGTATAGACTGTGGGGAAAAATATCCACACTATATGCTTGAATTCGATCACAAACCAGAATTTAAAAAAGTTGGAAGCGTAAGTGAAATATACTCACGATACGGTAGAGAAAAGGGATTTGAGGAAATGGCTAAATGCGATATAGTATGCGCTAATTGCCATGCTATTAGAACATATAGCAGGAATCAAAATCGTATAGGCACCATTTAGGAGTATAATATGGATATGGACTATAGTTCAGAGGATTATGAGGACGACATGAAGCTCGCCCATTACATTGAAATAGGTGCTGTCGAGGTTGCTGGAGTTGCGGAAGATGGAGAAATGATATTCGCTATTAGCGAAGATGCTAAAGAAATTGCTCCAGAATTATGGGAAGCTCACATGGAATATGTGGATAAAACCTTATTAGATTTATATGAAAAAGATTTAATAAATATAGAATATGATGAAAATCTAGAAGCAACGATAACCTTGAGCGAAGAAGGATTTAAAATAGCAAGAGAAAGAGGCGTATTGCCAATTGATATGCCAGAAATACCAGACAACTAGGAGGAACTATGCCATACGACGTTAAACAAAATGTAGCAGGATGCAAAGGTTGGGCAGTAGTAAATGAGAATGGCGAACTTAAAGGATGCCATCCAAGCAAGTCAAGAGCAGCTGCACATCAAAGAGCCCTATATGCTGCTACAGCCAACGAAGAAAAAATGAAAGAAAAACAGAAAAAGATTTTTTAGACTTTAAAAAACCAGTTTGATATAATATATGTAGGTCGCCATTAGGGGCCTACATAAATTAACTTATTCGCTTAATAGGAGGAATAAAATGGTAACAACATATACATGGGACCTATTCAAGGATCCCTTTTTTATTGGCTTCAATCGTGAACTAGATAGACTTTCAAGAGTTCACAGCCACGCATCAAACTCAACATACCC